ACTATCGGCATTATAACATTGTCCGTAGGTCTGTTAACAACGGTATCTAACTATTTCAGTTGGGCAAAAAGGTCAGAATCGCATCGTATAGCTGATATAACGTACAAAAAGATATATAAATTCATCTTGATAGAGTTATCTCTTCCAAGAAGTGAACGTATGGCAGCTAAAGATATGTTAAAAATCGTGAGGGACGAGACTCAACGATTAGAAGAAACAAGTCCTCAAATACCCGATCCAATTATTGCGGATTTCAAGAAGAAGTTTGGAGACACTACACCAGAAGTCACTAAACCTGAAATCACAAATGGTCTTGATCCTATTTACGTCTACCCTTCTGACCTAGATTCGCCCCTAATTGGAGGAATGAAAGGAAAAATGTCGGAACTGATGCTTGATCCAATGTACCGCAGTCCGCGTCCTTCCGTCCTGATTCCAGGAGATTCTGTAGTTAGTGTTAAGATACCTATTTCCAACCCACTTAAAACTTCCATTTCCGATCGCACTCCAGACAAGTCACAAACGTCGTCATCGGTTCATCTGCCGACCGTGTCTGAAGCTGATAATAATCACACTTAGCCTGTTTCTTACAACGCGAACACCAGAGGAAGATTGACGCATTCTGGTTCTTCGAATACATCTTCTTCTCAGTTTCAATAAAGTGTTCAATCGAAGCCTTCCAGCGATAAGGACACATATCCACAGCCGTCATCTCAGCAAACGCACGAGGTGTAACTTCGCCAGATTTCAGCTTTGAAATCCAGTTCTCAGAGTTCTTGACATATCCGTTACGCAAGTTTTCATAAATGGAAATTGCGCGACTGCGATACATACTCCAAAACACTTTATTGGTCCAGTCCACATCAATACCTTCCTTTAAGGCCTGATCGCTGATAACATGAAGAACAGACTCTTCGAGCGTCTTAGCCATATCTGCTTCGAGAAGTTCCGTGAAGTTTTCCACAACCTTATCGCGAATAGCGCAGTCTACGAACACATTTTTAGACCGAGTATGAATTGGACGAGAGTGAACAAGTTCCCGAGGAGCTTCATCTTCTTCTTCCTCCTCCTCATCTTCTTCGTCCTCTTCACCTTCCTCTACTTCTGCATCACCCTCCTCCTCGTTATCTGCGAATGTCCACTCTTGATACAGTGCGTTGTAATCAGACGCCTTTAGATTCTTGTACTCGGAAATAGGGAGGTCGTACTGATCTTGATCTTCAGATAAAGTCGCTAGCACAACAATGTTACCCGAATACGTTTCCTCGTCGAATGGCGAAGGAAGCATATGATTGTTCATCATCTCGGGGTTATCGCACGCACATGCGAATATCGACAACCACTGAGTCTCATTCAACGGATCCTGAATCTTCCCCTGAAACTGAAATTCAGGAGATTTGTACTTCTTCCGAATCCATTCCAGAACATCCGCAGTCTTTGCGGGAATTTGGATGTCCGAAACCGTACCGTTTGCGGCGATAGAAACACCGTACGTCATCTTTGAATGTCTAGATCTTTGAAGGTGTAAGTTCGTTTTTAAAACGGATTTTCTCTTCTAATAAGTACTTATCTCACCAACATGTCCTACATTCCGCCCCACTTGCGCAATCGTAAGGAGAAGCAGCAGCCGGAGAAGGAAACTAAGATAGTTGAATCTGAGTTTCCTGCGTTTGTACCAAGCCATAAGCCAGTGAGTAATTTCAAAGGTCCAAGCTTCCTATCTAAGATCGTGGAACCCCCCACGGCGTATACTCTTCCTACTAAGGAACTCACAATCCCTGTGACTAGGTCAAAGTATTCGCGCTACGATAAGAAGTATGATGAGTATGATGTGATCGAAGAAGATGAAGAGCCGGAACCCGAGCCACAGACCAAACCTAAGACTGAAGATGGCGAGTGGCAAACGGTAGAACGCAAGATTCGTATTAAGCGTGACAAGGTTCAGGAAGCTTTGGATAATGATGATGCTCCTATTGAGGACGAAGAAGGTGAGTCAGCATGGGACGAGCAGCCAGAAGAGTACGAGACATACTGGGATGAACGTCGCCACTAGAGTAAACTGCGACTTCCCGTAGACTTAGATAACGAACTTGTCGGTGTAGAAGCCGCTGGAGTTTTTAAGTTTATGCTGGGTAAGGAAATATTAGATACGCCATTCGCAACACTACCGCGCAACCACTGCGCAAATGTACGAGCTTTATCGTTCAGGGTAAGCAGAGCTGCCACCTGATCGTTATATGCGTACGCGGCATAAATTGCCAGACCCATAGATATGACCATGAGAAACACATTGATTAACGAGAACCAGCCGTTCGCAGCCGCCTGAGTATGTGACCAATTTGAAATAGCCCCCAGTAATCCGCTACTGTTTCGCTGAGTCGTTTGAGCTCCGGAAACGTTCGCCTGAGTCACAGGTTTGACGAATTTGCTGGTAGCTTTTTTCTTGTCGTCGTCCGCCTTGTTGGAACGAATACGCATGTAAATCTTTCCGTCATTCGGCATCTGGGGACCAGGTAACTGCTGGCCGTTATTGAAATACACTTGACGACTACCTAATGGCTGAACAGCTACGGCTGTGGGCTTTGTGTTTTTCACTAGAAGAGCAAAAGCGTTTGAGTCAATATTGATCATGGACCCGAAAACCACATTTTGAGCAGGGCGACAAAGAAGATCAGTTCCTTGGTACGAATAAAATGTAGCGTTTGGTGGAACCATCATTGCTAACGACCAATTGTTCAGAGCTACTGGAGTGTTACGTTCATTAGGATTGGCATACGGAATAAACGTGTTCAAAAAATGACTGGCTTGAGTTTCCGCAGGGTTTACACGAATAAGCGATGAAACAATTAACATTTTTCCAGTAGGATTTCTGAATATAGCAGTAACTTCAGCGTCAGCTTGGATGTTTTCAATTGTGTGACTGCTTGGATGTACGACAACTAAAGCATCGCATGAATATCCTTCCCCATTGAATTTACAACTACCCAGATTTGGATCGCCATATAAAACTAAGAACTTCCCTTCTTCGATACCTACCCTGCCATTCGTAGCATATGCGTCGTCCATCACGAGATCGCACAGACTATCGCACGGCTGAGCCGATGACTGTGACAAATTAATTGGACTCGGATTTTGAACCTTAGAGCAGTCGCTCATTTGTAGTTTGGCGTTATTTTGTATCTTGGGAATAATCAATGGACCCAGCCGCTGCTGCAATCATAGGTGTTCAAGTCGCACTTCTAGCTGGACTTGGTATTTACGGAGGAATTGCGGCGTCCAAAAATGTCCCAGCCGGAGAATACAACGCTAAATTCTGGTGGAATGTTGCGAGAACAGTTGTCGTGTTCCTTCCTATGGCACTAGCTTGGTTCGGACTGTTCTGTGGATTATTTTTACAGGCGCTCGATCTTATTCTTCCAGTACTTGTAGGAGTAGCGGCTGTAGGATTAAACTTCGGTCTAGATTTTGGTGTATCTTCTGGAAGTTTCAGCGTGTTCTTTTCATACCTGCTTTTCCCGCTTTTTTGGATTCTACGCCGAGTAGGGTTGATGAAGTGAAAATAAAAGCCAGATTAGATTAATGGCAGCAACAGCTCCCGCAATTCCTTATGAGGGAGTTTGTGATTTACCCATTATTGGATTTGGGTACTCTTTGAAGACCCGGTTATTTCCTTCTGTGATTGTGTTCACATTGGCGATCGGTTGGTACTACCTAAACGGGCTTTTCTTTAAAGGAGGTGCGACAGCTTTGTATGCGCTTTTACCCTTCTTTTTCGTGATTGGTTTAGCTGGAGCTCAGTCATACGTAATCATGAAACAGCCACAGTGCCCTCCAGTTCCATGGTGGGGAATTCTAGTAGCTTGGGTCATAGGTATTGCGTGTGGATCAATCGGGTACTGGTCGGCTTGGGCAGCTACTGGAAAACAGCTTGGCCAAGGTGGTATAGTTCCAATTGTTAAAACACGCGATTCATTCACGACGGAAAATTTCAACGATACAACAAACTCGTTTATCTTTAGTGACAAACCTACTACAACATTAGGAGTTGGCACTTCAGTTATGGACGTCATGTCGTCTTCGGGTGGAGAAAAGTGTACGGCTCCATCCGCAAACGCTGATCAAACGTTCGTTGTAGATTTATACAAAAATGGTAAGCTCATTACCCAAGCTATTGGGGAGTAATTGCGCGCATAGCATTGCGAAGAATACGATGGTACCCGATCATCTGGGTACCACTGTGTCGCTCTGAACCCAGTACTCGACCATCCGCAGTCGTTACGACAACTACAACAGTAGGAACAACTTTTACTCCAAACTTTTCAGAATACCCCACAACATCCTGATGAGTATCCACACTCACCCACTTCACTGCCGGAAACTCGGTACGAAGTAGCTGAAGAGCAGGTTTGATCACCTGACACGGTCCACACGTCTTTGACGAGAACTGATATACTGTCACAACATTGCTCATTCTTCTTTTGTTATTGTAGTTCCCTCAGCAATTAAATGATTCGCACTGACGAGGCGATATTGTGTTGAACGGTGGAGTTTCTGCTTAATGATCTCAAAACCCTTCTTCTTGACTGTTTTGGATAGAGCTGAAACTAGAGCCGCATCTAATGACGCTTGGTCAAGCTTATCCAAATTATCACGGCACCATTTGTGAAGCATTGTATCTGATACCGGAGGACCCATAAGAGACAGCGGAAGTCCTTCCAAAGCTACTTGAGTATTCGTTGTGATAACCTTGACTTCGGCTTCAGGATTTAACACTTTGGTTGCCATCTTGTCTACAATAGCATTGTTCACACTATTGTAGTCTTCGCCGCCAGTATGTGCGTCGACATGCGTAATTGTGAACGAATTGAATTTGGACAGGCGAGTACTTGTGTCTTCGATCAGGTCACGGTGGCATACGTCTTTATTCGACTTTGTCTTCCAGTTATTTGATAGCCATGAAGGAAGCCAAGTAGTCAAACAGTTCTTCGAATAGTCTGAATCCGTGAAGATATGAATATCTACTTCGTAAGGAAAGTTCCTCTCGATAATTTGAACAGCTTGAGAAATTGCCATCAGTTCTCCACGCTGATTGGTTTGCTGCTGGTCAGCTGGAACAATTTGAGCATCCGAAAATTCCTTGTGGTCTGGAAACCATACACCCCAAGCAGCCTTAGCGCCTTTCTTACCGTTACTTCCACATGCTCCATCAGTAAAGACTACAATCTTCATCTTAGTTTATTATAGGATAGTGTACGAAAGTCGGAATCCGTTTTGTGATACAACGACTGTGGATAGCAGGTTGAATCAACGTCGGGTCTTCAACATGAAACCATACGCGACACCGAAACGAACGTTGTTCTAAAGAACGACGGAGCATTTGTTGGCACGAATATGTTAAAAACTCGGCGTGCCAAATAATTAGGATTCTGACTCGAGTAGCTTGTTTTGCCGGAATTTGAGATATCCAGTTATCAAACCATGGCGAAAACGATTCGGCCGAATTGATTTCGGCGGCATCCACTTCGGAAAACTCACACTGGTGTCCGTACTTTTCCTTGTACGCAGACCAAAGCTTTAGTGTTTCCACATCATTCAAAGGCTCAAATAAAAAGTAATGTGGTGGGGGGAACACCAACATCTCCATTAAGGTTCATGTTGACTCCTGTTTAGATTACTCTGCCTTAGGAGCAGATAGAATCTTCTTAATGGGGATTTCGGTGGATACAATGTACAGGCTGTTCTCCGTCATGACAATGTAGCACGTCTCGCACTTGAATACGGACTGGATCGTGGACGTGTACTCCGAATCCGACTTGACTAAAAACTTCTCAGTCTCACGAACGCCAATACAGCACTTCTTGTCTACGCTATCCTGATAGTAATCTAGGTAAATTGGGCGATCCTCTGTAATGCTCACCTGCGCTGCACGAAGCAGGACACTGGCGGGAGGCACGGACATTTATTTAAACGATGCCTTTGAACTTGAATCTACTGAACGCATTTGAGTGCGTCTTCAATCTTGAATCGCGAACGCATATTGAGACTGGGAAGTTCGGGGCGGGGGATGTCCAGAACTGATTGAATGAATGTCTTCATGAGTATCCTCAATTCCTTAGCCGTATCCGGAAGAATCTTCGCGGTCTCAAACAGGAAATCAACATACTGCGTCGTGTTTTCCTCTGACTGCTCCGTCTTTGGCTGCTTTGCCATACCGGTTAAATCGGATGCGACGTGAGTCATACACTCGCCCACAGTCTGCTCTCCAACCAGATCGCGAACAAATAACTGAGTCACAAACTTGGCATACCCTCGACGCTTATCTTTGAGCTTCATCCATTCAACGACTTTATCTGCATACCCAGCCTCTTCAGACGAAGGATATGTTAGTGTCTCGGTCATATTGTACAGCTTGGGAAACATCTCAGTCTGAGCAAGCAGATCTTCTCGAATATCTGGAATTTCAGAAACAAGTTTCTTGGCACAGTCAGCCATCAGAATAGCATACCCTGACTGTGAAATTGCCATATCGAATAGCAAAGTAGTTACACGAAGCCGAAAGATCTCGTCGCGCTTCTTAATGTTTGATACAACCTTATCTGACATCTTGTCAAGGGTGCGTGGTGCAATCTTATTCAGGGATCCAAACACTTCGTCATACTCTGGATCGTCGCGTTCCTTGACACGACGTACAGCTTCCACAAGAGCATTTTCTCGCCAGTTTTCAGCCGGCTTAGCACGGTATGGTGCTCGTGCCGGAGGACGGTAAGGCTTGAATGCGACTGGTGTAATGCGCAGCTTGGCGATATTATCCTGAACGATCTTGGGCAAAGACAGCTTCTCTGCAAAACGAACCCCGTACACTTGTGCGACGGTAAGGCTCATTGTATTCTATAAGATAGTTTGGGAGTACGAAAAACGAATCCATTTTAAAGAATCGTCATAAAGAGTATAAAATGGGGTCAGTTGTAGAGACCACAAAACTCCAGTATTCCTGGATTTTGTGGTATCATGATCCCAACAACAAGGATTATTCCTTGGAGAGTTACGTCAAGATCGTGGACGTTTCAACGCCCCAGCAGTTCTGGTCGGTTGTTGATATAATTTCCAAGGAAGCTTGGGAGTCCGGAATGTTCTTCTTTATGCGTCGAGGATTCAAGCCTCTGTGGGACGTTCCAGAGAATGAAGCCGGAGGAGCATGGTCCAAGAAGATAGAGGATAAGACCGTTCATTCAACGTTCATTAATTTGATGGTTCATTGTATTACAAATGAACTTATGGTTCATAGAAAGGAAACTCTTGTTGGAATAACGATTTCCCCAAAGGGACCGTTCTCGATTGTAAAGATTTGGAATACGACCACAACAGTGTCAGAGAACTCGTTTCTTAATCCCGCAATTGAAAACTTCAAGATTGGTGAAGATGTTACGTACACCCCACATAAAGCAAGACCTAAGTAAACATAATGGACACGGTAGGACAGGCAGAAAGGTATTTACGAAAAATCGTAGCCTTTTTGTATTCGTGGTTATCTACCGACGGTGAAGTCTTAGGGTATATTCTGGGAGTATGTCATTTCGTGGGCAGTATGACTATTTTTGCGATGGTTTTAGTTTCACATACTTTGTACCCAGTTGTTTGGTTCCAAATTATGGTTTTTCTTCTTCTTTTGATTATCTGGGCCCAGCACTTATTTTTTAAGGTGTGTATTTCCATCGTAGCTGAACAGAAACTGACCAACAACGAACCCCCATTCTTTCAGATCATACGGGATATTCTCCACATCCAACCTACAGAATTTGTGAACTATTTCTTGGTTGCGGAAACCGTTTGGGTCGGGTGTTTTAGTTTGGAACTTATCGCAAAATTGTCGGTATATTTGTACGAATATTACGATCTTGTATTACAATGAAGGTTTGGCAGAAACATCCTATTTACGGCCTTCTTCATGTTCTATTTGGAGTTGGAGCATACTTTTCCCCAGCGTTTCTCGCAATAATCTTGACCTACCAACTTCTCCAATATTGTCTGGGCGTACGCTTTTTTGCGTTCGAGCAGGAAATAAGGCAGGGAAATTCTTTAGAACATACGATGTTGAAATTGTCGGAAATTGCTATTGGGTACATTTTAGCTCCTATTTTTATTCTTACGTGGAACACGGCATCAGACACAGCTTGATATCGCCCAGATTCGCAACAACGTAGCGAATGAGCATGAACCAATCGTTCTTCATCTGGATCTCGAGATTGTTGCACAGATTCGTGCATTTTGTGAAAAGTACGAGATGAGGAAGTGAAAAATTGCCCGTCACAATTTCAGCATTATCCTTCTTCTTGATTGAAAACTCGTTCTCCGAGTCACCCATTACGGTCGTTCGGGAAGCGAAGTGGCCCTTGCATCCGAACGTGAGTGACGAAGCAACATTCTTGATTTCTACGGTCTTAGCTCCTAGCAGAGTCATGTCGCGGCAAATCTTCTGGAAATCCAGTGACGGCATCGTGAAATGCGCCGAGAACTCGGTTTCTGGCAACTGGATATCTGGCTCGTCGCGATCTAGGAGATTGAGCTTGTACCGCGTCACCTGCTTCTTCTCGCCGTCCTCCAGAAGAATACCCAAAGTATTAGGATCCGTATGGTCAACGTAAAATGTGACAGTATCATCATTCGTAGCAGTGCGGAGAATACGGTACAGATGATCAGTATTAATTCCAATCACGAACTTGCCCTGATTATGGTTGTACGAGAACTTCTCGAACTTGTCGGCATACAAACGCAAATGAACGAGAACCGTGCGGGTATTATCCATCGCAACCATCCGAATTCCATCCTTGTCAAAAATGAGAGACATCTCGACCAAAATACATTTCAAAGCTTCCGTCAGTGTGCGAACAGCGCCTGTTTGGACAGTCTTCGCTTCAACGATAAACTCCGGCATTTTTATACTTTTTAAGTCGGTGCGTTTAAAATGCTTTATGGCCCATCCAGGATTCGAACCTGAGTTTCGGGATTCAGAGTCCCGCGTACTAACCAACTATACGAATAGGCCGTTGTTAGTACGATCTAATCCTTAAAATGGGTTCAGTTTCCAGTAGTGGTGTACCCGTTCTTAGAATTCCATCCCGACGGAGGCTGAGAGACATTCCAAGCAGCTGGAGTTTCGGGCATACCGACTGAACCAACCATTCCAGAAACCGGAGCAGCCATACATGTTAAACTATACGCCGGAGCTGCAGCAGTTGATGGGGTCGGCGATGGGACTGCCGGAGTCATAGATGAACCGGCAGCTGGAGTGGCAGGAGCGGCTGGTGGAGGAGGAGGAGATACAGCTGTCTGGGCTGCGGACGAAGGAGGAGCACCCTGATTACAGAATCCAACATTGATTCCGTTAGATGTACCTATGCACTCGCCAACACTATCGTTAGCCATTCCCCAATTCTTCTTACCATTCGCAGCAAAGTTCCCTCCCATCGCGGAGCATTCTCCTGCAGTGTACAACCGAACCTTCTGACCACCAGTCAGAGTTACCGAGCTGATACCTGGAGCTCCAACAGGGCACTTTGGGTCGTCCATGCCTTCACGAGTACCTACAAGAAAGTACAAAGCCGCAGCAATTAAAACGACTAGACATCCAACGTGCCAAGTCTTGACCTTCATTATTTATTCCTCATCTTTCTTTTTGTCCTCGTCAGAACTGCTGTCATACCCACCAGCCATAGCCATCGCTCCACCGCGCGCACTACGCTTGACGCTCACAATGCGTCCATGCTTGTTCTTCTTCAAATCTTTGCGCGTTAAACCACCCTTCGTCTTCTCGGCCGTTCCGTTCCACACTTTACGACGGGATCCAATCTTCTTGCTGCGCATAGTCTTACGACGAGAACCAGCAGCAAGTGTAGCGTCCATTTATTATTACTTGAAGTACTTATTTTTCCACCATGTCATTTCTAACAATTTGACGTCTGCTCCTTGATTGTAACAAAAATGAAAGAACCTGCTCCGGAAAGAAAACTTTGTCCATGTCAACTTATCATACGAAGGTTTCATATCTGAAAAATTAATATTCATGATACAGTTTGTATCATTTATCACAGTCGTATCGACCAACTTACGTTTGTTAAAGTACACGTTCATAAACGACTGTTCATAATAATATTCTCCTTCGTGTTTCTCAACCATGTCTAATATATTAGCAAAATGAGCTTTCATTATTGGAGTATTTACAAACGCAAACAGACCACAATTAAATGGATAAATCTTATTTTTAGCAAAGAAGGTATAGTCATCGTAAGTATAGTTCATCAACGAAAAAAACTTCGTTGCATGATACCCATATTCTTTATGTTCGGCAAATGCGTATAGATTCTTAGCATTTACGATTTTAATAAATATCTGGTCAAGTTGTAAGTCTACTAAAATATCCGAATCAATGTACATAATTTTTGAATACTTTGAAATATCGTAGTCAAATATGAGAAGCTTCTTCATAGATGAATCCATTGCGTTAATAGAATTCTTACACTGTTCAACACAAACGTTCTTGAAGCATGCCAGTTTTTCCGTACACTGGGTTAGAAGTGACTCGTCACATATAACTAGTATATCTATGTCATTTTTATTACGAATTGATTCAATTGACATATATAAAAGATCCAAGTATTTTGGATTGAAACCAATGGTGTAATATACTAGATCCACAATATCTGGTTTGGGTGGTGGAAGATTAGCATGATGCTCTATAACTCTAGATATTGTTCTATTATATAGCTTCATTAATAAGTAAGCATTCATATTTTTATATAAAGTTCCCCCATTTGCGATACACGGATTTTCCTGTTCTGAAAGAGGCCCAAAAGTTGGAACAGTATTTTATGTATTCTTGAGCGTTAGTAGAATATGACGATAAAAACAGTTTGGAAAAGTCATATAATTTATCAAACATTTCAGAGTACTTTTGGTCTAAATATTCTGGTGTTATTTCTGAGTAGTCATAAGTGTACAGTATCGGACATCCTTCATATAGTTTTTCGATATGTGGATTGTGTTCAACTATAGGGATACATCCAGCCATTAAAGCTTCATAATGGCGATGACAGTCTTCACCTTTTCCTTCCGGAGAAACTACGAATTTGTATGACGGTAGAGATACAAAGTATTGACTTGGATCTATTTGTATATTCGGAATACCGTTTGCAGAAAGTACAGATACAACTTTTTCGCGAGTCGTTTTTCTTTCTTTGTTTTTTGAATACAGATCAGTCTGTTCTGCGATCGCAAACAAGACAAGTTTATTATGAGGACCTATTTGGGTCTCTTTTCGAGAGTTATTGTGACAAAGGTAATGATAACTCATTCCAATAGGAAAATCTTGTTTTCCATCTTTTCCATCAGTCGTTGATGCTTGGATAATATAATTACGTTTGTCTTTTGGTAAAGTTTGCCAATCACGTAGTGTGAACATTACGCACTTATATTATCACTATGCCACCATTTTAACTGTAATAATATACGTAAAAATAGTTTAAACGTAATTAATATGACTACTAAAAATATGGATGGCTCTAATATAAAAGTACTTGCTGTAATTGCAAAATTTAAGGAAGATGTCTCTTGGGTAAAAGAGTTATCTTGTCCATACAAGATTTATGATAAAGACAAAGATATTCCAAATGTTGGAAGAGAGGCGGAAACGTATTTGAGGTATATTATTGAACATTATGATAACTTACCAGATCATGTAGTTTTCTTACAAGGTCATCCGTTTGACCACCTCTGGGAAAAAAATATAAATTATCTAAATAAATGTATTCAGTCAATCAATAATTCTGATGTTACTAGATCATTAAACTACGTAGTACAAGAATCGCACAATATATATACAAGAACTCGCGAATCGTTCAAAGCACTATTTGATAGTCCTCTTTCTGATACAGTTAACGTTTGTTGGGGCGCTCAATATATTGTCCCAAAATCATGTATCCTGAACAGACCAAAGGAGTTCTATGAAGTCATTCGAAAAGTGATGGTCGATGTAAATAATACGCAATACAACAACATGACTAATTGTCTGGTTTGTCCGTGGACTCTTGAACGGATGTGGTTGTACATATTCGATAAAAATATCAAAACTAAAGATGTTAAGTATGAAGACTTACTTTAAGAAAAATATTTTTAACCATTAGGAAACTCAAACACAAATAAAAGTCAATTCAGACGCTTATTTGTGTTTTTTTATTATTATTATTATTTTTTGCATTACGGTTAGCGCTAAGCGTTTTACGCTTAGTTGCTGTACGCGAGGCCACCCATGCCGGACATGACGCGGAGGACGTTGTAGTTGAGCGCGTAGACGCGGACCTGCGCCGTGCGCGTGCCGACAACCGTGTTGAGCGAGACCGTGAGCTGGAGCGTGGCCTTGTCAATGCGCGAGAAGTTGCACGTGCCGCTGGGCTGGTGCTCCTCGGGGCGCAGGGCGAACGAGTAAACGTTGATACCCGTAGACGGCGAGCGGCTGTGGTGCTGGTAAGGCTGGACCTTGTCGAAGTAGGCACCCTCACGCTCCGTGAAGCGGTCCTGGCCGTTGAGCTGCAGCTTGGCAACCTCCACGGGGTTCTTGCCCTCGCAGCGCACGTTCGAGGCAAGGATGACCTTCGCGAGCAGGTAGTTGACGCCCGACTCGAACTCCGCAACACCGCTGACGTCGAACGTTTCGGCACCAATGAGCGAAGACGACTCCGAGGCACCCTGACCCACAGCGGCCGTGATTCCCGTGGAGACCGACGTGAGGGTACCAACAGCGCCCTGGGCGCCCGATACCTGCGCGAGCAGGGACGTGATCATGCCGTCCGTCGAGAAGTCGTCGGAGTAGTTGAAGGGCTGCGCACCGCCAACTGACGCGAGCCAGGCAGCCGTCGAGCAGTCAACGAACGAGTCACGCTGGACGACCCACTGGAGCTCCTTGACGGGGTGGTTAAAGTTCAGCTGGACCTTGTTGGACGACGACGTGATCGACTCAGCACCCGTGTACTGTACCTGCTCGATGAGGTACTCGTGGGACTGCTGGGCGAAGCGGCGGCGCTCCTCCGTGTCGAGGTAGACGTAGTCGACGTAGATCGAGGCGGCGGCCAGCGACTGGGCAACACCCGTGCCGGACGTCGAGGGTACACCTACGGCGGACTCGGCGTAGATGCAGTTCTGCCACGTCTCGAAGTCGACGTTGATGCGCACCTCGTGGTACTGGAGCGCAATGAGCGGGATCGCCACACCAGGGTTGCGGCAGAACCAGAACTGGAGGGGAATGTACAGCGTCTTGGCGGGCGTGCCGGAGCGGGGGACGCAAGAGATCGTCGTCTCTGAGCTGGAGCACGTCGCATCCTGCGCTAGGCCCGTGCCGCGCTTCATCAGCACAAGGTCGTGCGTGTTGCCGAGCATGGAGTCCAGCACGGCGATGTTACCGGCATCCGTCGACAGCTGCGTCCAGATCTGCATCCAGTCACCATACTGGCGGTCAATGCGCTGGCCACCGATCTCCAGCTCGACCTGGTTGATCAGGCGGTGGCCGATGTAGTTGAGCCAGCGGAAGCCCTGGCCCGAACCGGCAGTGCAGTCAACCTGGGGGAGTACTACCTGGATGTACGTCTTGTACATCAGGTCGGCGTTACGGTTGATGACGGCCGTTACGCGCTTGTTGAAGTCCGCCTGTCCGTTGAACGTCACCTCAATGGACTCTACGGCGAAGTTCGTGTGGCGCTTGTACAGAATCTTCCAGAACGTAATCTGGGGGTTGCCCGAGATGTAAATATCCTGCGCGCCATAGCTGACGAGCTGCATCAGACCACCTCCCATTTTGTGTTTATGCTCTACAGCAAGAAAAAAAAATTGTAGAGACAAATGAACGTCCTACTCTGGCCGACCGCGAACCCCATCCTGAACACTTTCTTGCGGTCCATCATCCTCATTCTAGGGATGATATTTGGTTTTGGTCAATCCCTGTATTCAGCATACTGGGGCGCCGTCATTCACGATGCTATTTCTCTCTGGCTCATTAGGCCTTTGGTCTGATAATTGTAAAGATAAACTGCATAGGAATCATCTTGAAATATTTATCCACAATAAACTTCACGTATTTTTCAGAAACAATTCGTCCATTATGTTTTCGAAATTCTTTGATCTCGTCAATTCTCTTGGCATACAAAGCACAGTCCTCAAACCGCACTATACATCCGCGATCGTTATATCCCTCATAATGATCAAAATCCGGAATGCCAATACACCGAAACCCAATTTCAGAAAGAATTTTAAATGGAAATGGTGTGTCTATTTCGACATCAGGTCTCACATACAATACAAACTTATAAGAATTTCCAGATTCAAGCATCATTTGTGTAACTCTCTTCTGGCTTTCTAGTGCGCATAAATGATTCCTGATCATATAGTCAGGCCATTCGCCTCCAGGTGCCCGAGTATCGCCATACTTATCCCATGCTTCTTGATAGAAATAATCGCTGAACGTAATCGAATTCAAAAAATCATCCTGACTTTCCACTTTGTACACTGTCGGTTCCAGCAGCTTATACTCTTCTGGATCCGGAAGAACTGGCGAAACCTCACCCCAAATACGATTAATCTTTACGTCCCAAGTATGAAAGTATGTGTCATACGTCAATCCCGCATTCTTCAAAATATTGAAAATGTTTTCATAATGACTTTTGTAAACATGCTTTGTTGATCGAGACAAACCCCAATAACAAATAGCGATGTCTGGCATTGAATGTATAAAGAGCATCATATGAAAACCGGTTGGTTCATATGGTGCCCCCTATGAGAATCGAACTCATGACCTTTCGCTCACTAGTCAGTGACTACAAGGCGAACGCAATACCACTATGCTAAAAGGGCTTGCTTAGAGAATGTTAGTTGCCTGTAGATCCAAATCCACCACCACCACGATTATCTGGAGCAGCCGGAAGATCCGCAGGAGAATCTACCATAATAACATGATCGTACGGCAGCCAATTATGCTGAACGATTTGAAAGAGTCGGCGCCCCTCCGCAACTGTATAGTCTGAGATACTCGGATCAAAACAGTCTACCCTAGCAATCAGCTCGCCGCGGTATCCGGCATCTGCGAGTCCAATCTGGTTCGACATACGCAGAGGAGTTAGGGACGTAGATGACCGAGCTAGAAGAAGGTAAGGTGCTGGGTTACCTTGATTATCCAGAGCAGCCGCAATTACACCTGTCTTGATTTCTAGCCCCAGATTCTGTGGAGGAGGTAGAATCTGAAGAGTGGTTTTCTGGCAAACTAGATCTACACCAGAATCTGTGACACGACGATTGCGTACATGGTCACGCTGTAGTTCACGGTGATTAGGGTTAATGACGTAAATGTACAGACTCATTTTACAATTAATACAAGTCTCCTATGAAAGCCTTTATCGGTAAGAAAGAGATAACAGCAGCTTCCATCGCAAATATTTGCGCTGAAACATTGAGGGCCATTTCCTGTAATGACATCCGACCAATCATGTAGTACCCCAAAGCTCCCAAAGGATTAAACGTTCCTGTAGACATTTCACCTGCAACCGTATACACTGCAAAATACACTATGGCCATAACTGCGGGGTTCGTGTCGGTGAGCAACAAAGCATATACGACAACTAGAGTACCCATAAACTCAACTACGTACTGCAACATTATCTTTACCGAAGAAACGAGTCATCACACTTCTACGACAATAGATCCGGGAAAGAAGTACCCAGAACAATCAAATCTATTATCCAAGTACCATTTTGAAGGCATGAATATCTGCCGATTAGGGTTTATATACGCCCCCCACCATGCAAATGTAGAGTTGCCCATAATACCACCTTTGCATTTGGACATCAAGTACATTGAATCCTCTTCATTCTCATCGGCAATAAGGAATGACCTCCCTTCCATAATTTTCATGGCATACTGCTTGTCATTTGTGAATAGAACAAGAGGTTGTGGGTGCACCGCATCCAAACACTTTTTATAGTATTCGATTAAGTCAACATGATGTAACGATGATCCGATATAGTCCCCTCCTCGAACATGAACAAAAAACATATCCTTTATATCCGGATACTTGCTCACAATATCTTCGTTAAATGACAGACGTTCAATAAACCTTTCCCGAATCGGATGAATGTATTCCCACCTCTGGAGATAACCTCCAATACAATAACTTGTATTAGGTTCATTTGGAATATGTTCTTTCCAGTTTAATTTATGTGCAAATTCATCGTCATTTATAATAACAGCCATCTGGTCAGACACATACTGATTCCAGTTCTTAAATATAGTTTGAAAATAGCTTCTTGAGGAATGAGGACTTCGTTGAACAATACTCGGATGAATGTAAAAAGACCGCCCAGTTTCTTGGGCAATTCCTTCTAATGACGCTAGTTTGAACAATTGGTTTCCTAGACCGGCATGTATACCGGTTGTAAGCATTAGTATGCTAATTTGTATTTATTTAAACGTTTACTCAAACACCATTCGGGGTACGATGTGCATAGCCTCAAGTTCCTGTGACCAAAGCTTGACAGCGTAAGGGATAGTCTTCATTTCGAAGTGAGTTTTCATTCCGCAGTTGCCGCAATGGTACACATTTTCCAAAGGATTCACAACTGCCAAAGTTCCGCATGTCTTACAGAATCCTGTCGTGAACGGATCGGAAACATCCATTAGACGTTCCTTGGTAAAGACAGCCAGACCATGCGACAACATACAGTCTCGCTCCATCTCGCCGACGCGAAGACCGCCATCGCGTGACCGTCCCTCGCAAGGCTGGCGCGTCAGAGACACAATAGGACCACGAGAACGCGAATGCTTCTTGTCTACTACCATGTGCTTCAGGCGCTGGTAGAATGTCGGACCAATAAAGATCTCGCTTTCCATCATCTCGCCAGTCTGACCGTTGTACATGACCTCATTGCCATACGGATGCATGCCTAGAGCCAGCAAGTGTTCCTTTAGAGTTCCAATCTTCAGATGAGAGTATGGTGTACCGTCGCCTAGCGTACCCTTCTCGGCACAGATCTTGCCATGCATGGTTTCCATCAGCTGAGCGATGGTCATTCGCGAAGGTACAGCATGAGGATTCATGATGATGTCGGGACGCAGGCCGGAAGCAGTGTAGGGCATATCTTCCTCATTGAGAATGATGCCACACGTTCCCTTTTGTCCGTGACGGGATGAAACCTTATCACCAACTTCGGGGACACGTTCCGAAACCACACGGACTTTGACGAAAGGGTACCCATCCGAATTCTTCTCATTCCAAACTCCGTCGACTCGGCAAGTTTCAGAATTGCGATGGATAGTGGACGAATCACGGAAAGCGTATCCATTCGGATCATTCTTCAGGCTCGTAACCTTTCCAATAACTACATCGTTCTCCTTTATGTAGGAGTTCATGGCGGGAGCACCATTGTCTTGGACGGCATGGTATGCTGACGTCTTGAATCCACGCGTATTCTCGCGCCGAGGCTTGGCAAACTTCTCTTCCTTCCCCGACGATACATTACGATGCTCTTCGTCCTTATAAATCGTGTAGTACAGTGTCCGAAACATTCCACGATCAATTGATGAGCGGTTCATAATGACCGAATCTTCCTGATTGTATCCCGAATAAATCCCAATCGCTACAATCACGTTATCACCACTTGGCATCTCGTGTGTATTCAGAACATTCATCATTCGCGTTTCCACGAATGGGCGCATAGGTGAACACAGAATGTACCCATTCTTATCGAGACGCTTAGCGTAGTTCCGAGCAAATATACCCATTGACTGTTTGCCCATAGCCGATTGGTACGTATTACGTGGCGACTGATTGTGATCGCTAAATGGAATACTAGAAGCCATATGCCCTAGAATCAGAGTAGGATGAATTTCACAATGCGTATGTGACTTCGTGATTTCGCGGGGAAACATTGATACTCGAATGACTTCAGTTTCTGCTGGATCAATGTACTCTACACACGTCCGCACCCAATCGTTCCATTCGTCTGATCGCTCTGGAGGAGGAAGTATCTTGCCATTCTCTACTCGAAACAGCGGACGGACAAACCTACCACCATCAGTTTCTACATTAATAATATTATGATGGATGTTCCATGACACTCCGGTATGCGGATGAATCTTGAATGAGCGCTTAGCCTTACGCAGAGCATCATGTAGAAGCTCAGGAGCTGTAGTGTATCCCAGAATTACGCCGTTCAGAATGACCATAGTACCGTTGTACTTCCGGATCTCACGGATCCATTCGACTGGCTGGTTCTTGAGAAACGTCAGAACTACAGCAGCAGGGCTATGCTGCGTGACCGAGGTAAGCATAGACATAGACTTCACAATACCGACCGAATGACCTTCGGGAGTCTCGACTGGACAAACATACCCCCAAGATGTACCATGAAGTTTACGAGGAGCCAGAAGCTTACCCGACTTCTCAACTGGTGTCTGAATACGACGTACATGGCTCAGGGTAGCAGAGTACGAGAGACGATTCAAGACTTGTGATACTCCCATCTTCGTAGCTGTCGATACAGTGGAAGTACCTAGACCCTGTACCGTAAAGTTACCAGTCGCAAGAGCCTGCTTCAGCTTACCTTCAATAGTTGACACCTTCAGAATCTTGTACAAGTTATTCACGTTCAGGACTTCAAGCGGCCGAGGCGTCTCGCGCTTCTTCCATGTATCATTATTGACTTCATGAACGAACTTTGAGCGAATATCCTTGCATACCTTCTGAAACAGTTGACGAAACAGATGGGTGAGTAGAGCACCGGTTGATACTACGCGCTTATTCGGGTAAGCATCACGATCATCGACCTTCAGCCGTCCCGATTCCGTGAGCATCAACTTACGTACAACCCAACCGGTAAGAATGACCTTGCGGGCTTCTAGGACTGAGAGTGGAGATGTATCTCCGCCAAACCGCACGTGTGGGAGGTACTCAGTCTCTAGAAGAGACCGTACATACGCCTTCTTATCTTCCTGCGTGGTTCCGTACTGCAGATGGTGTGTAAGGTAGTCAACCGCATCGTCGCGAGTAAATACCTTGATATCGGCACACTCACGGAAAGATGCTTCTAGTGCCCCAACTTGACGTTCATTCCCATCCGGATAAATGATATCGGCAATATCCTGATCCTTTTCTACACCGAACGCACGGAACATTACACACAGCGGAATGTCTTCGCGGAAACGAGGTACACACATTGTGAGTGGGTACCCATAACCATTAAACTTGGCGGAAATCCGGACTTCCAGCTTCTTGGGAGGAGTCGTGAACGATTCGTGTAGAGACTTCATTTCGGCAGAGTAGGTGTACTTGGACGCCGTCTTCTTGTTGAAGAAGACCATAATCTGGTTATCCGCCACCTTCTCCTGACTCAGGATGGTACGTTCAGATCCATGGATCAGAAAGTACCCGAACGGATCGTAAGGGCACTCGCCAATTTCTTCCTTGGACATTGGGTAGTCAGACATAATACACAGCGACGACCCTAGCATCACCGGAATCTTGCCGAGGGATACGCCCTCAAACACCTTGACTTCCTCATCGAATGTCGCGTAGGTTGGAGCCTTGTAAGACCGAACCGTAAACCTGATGTCCGAGAACATCTGGGCGGCATACGTGAAATTGCGTGTACGTGCGTCCTGAGGAAACATAGGCTTAATTCGCCCAGTCGCTTCCTGAATACGCGGCTTCGTGTACGTGATATTCTCAAACGCTAGACGAAACTCATACTTGTACTTCTTGGTAGCCTCATCTTGTTCGTGCCACACAACAATCGGTGCTGTTGAGCACACGATCAGCGGGATCTTGTTACGCACGAAATCCTCAAATGACTCAATCTGATGCTCAACAAGCCGCGGGACACCATTCTTGAAATAAGTCTTGATTGCGTCCCACTCCATGCTGGTTCTATAAGATTCAGTTCCCGTAAATCTAATTATTCGTTTTTATAATAGAACTGTATGTCCGACAAGGAAAAACCGGTTTACAAAATCACCAAGGTAGACGGAGACAGTAAACCAACTCCTCCCGCACCTGAAAAGAAAGCTCCAGACTCCAAACCTGTTATTACAGCCAGAAAGAGGTCTAAAAGTATGCGGACGTTTCCTCGTGGAGTACTGAAGAAAACTATGAAAGTCAAACCTACATCTGACCCTGCTAAATCCCCTCCGTTTAAGAAATCGTCACGTAAACATACGATAAGATTATTCACTGATCATGGCGAGAAACGCCGTCGGAAAACGATTAAGAAAAAGATCTCAAAAATGAGCGATCGTAAAGTTGATGAGCTTGTTCAGAAACACAACCTTCTAAAGAATCCCGAAACTCCGGCACGTGTCAAACGAGAAATGCTCAGCGGGGCAATGTTAGCCGGTTTCATTTCCTCAGAATAATTAATGACAGCCAGATGGGGCCCACTTGGGTGGATAACTTTACATTCAATTTCGGCAAATTACCCCGACTCCCCATCACCAGCAGATAAGATTCTTATGAAGAAATTCGTAGAACTGTTTGCTGAAACTATATCATGTCCTTCATGCAAAACACATTTTGGGTCTATGTATCGAACATATATATCAAGAAACCCTAATTGGTGGAATAGTAAAGCCGAATTATTCACGTTTGTATGTCGCGCACATAATACCGTGAATAGACGTCTAGATAAACCAATTATTCAATCGATACGTGATAGTATTGACACACTTCAAATGCTAACAAAAGTTACAAGTGCGACAGAATACCGTAACCGGTATTTATTGTATTTGCAGCGTAACTGGGCTAGTCCAGATGCCGAGGGGTTTATGATGTCACGATCGGTAAGAGAAATGGCAAAGATTAATAATGAATATTGGAATCATCGGGAAACGAACTTTGATGTTCAGATTCCCGAGGCGGATGTTGTCCAACCAATTATGAATGTGAGAGGACCAACGGGTAATGTATTGCCGGGTCTAACAGCTGATGGGAATCCTGTACAAGTAGGATTCAGTTTACGATCGGGACGATTTTCGTTAATTCGTCGTTAGGATTCCATGGCAACGAGATTCTCGGCTTCATTTCCCAAAAATGACGTTTCATCCATGGATTGCGCGTTTCTTCATTATGAAGTTCGTCTGGGAACTTTACGCGTCTCCTAGTCTTCTTGAGAGAAGAAGCAGGCATAATGAAATGAAGTTGATCAGATAGAGTAAAATTCAGTTTGCCTTTTTGTACTCCCGTTTCAGCATATTTCACAATATCTGATACGAGAGGCGCATCTGCGTAAGGATACACCCATCCCCAATTAATCGGAGTACTTTGAGTGAAGTAGTGCCATGACCAGTGCAGAGTTTTCCAGTACGCTTCTACCACTGGTTCCATATCCAAAACGCCGTCCAAAATATGAAGTCCATACTTCCTCGAAAACTCGGTTTGATCCTTGCCTAGAACAGCTTTCTCTTCCGGACGCTTACGTAGACTAATGCGCTCTTTCAGAACCCCCATCTCCTTTGAAGCAGAGTACTTAAAGAACTGGTGGCGGCCTTCAGGTGTCAGTAGATCAGGGCGACCCGATTCTTGGTAAAATTGAAGAGCGCGATTGTACCCGTCTTCGCGCAACGAGAACATTCCCAAATTCGGCATGAAGTCGTTACCGAAACACAGCATCGATAGAGCCATATACTGTTCGGTCGGAAGTGGAAGTTGGGTAGATAGTTCCCAAATATTCATTGTGGCAAACTCCGCAGTTTTCAGTTTCGGGTCATCGAACTCAGCGCTCTCACGCAGCAAATGCATTTTATGCGGATCGCTGAGTTCTTTGTTTTGGAGGCAGATGAGAATCAGGTCAGCGTCCAGACCGTAAATACAAACTGACTTCCGATGCTCGGCCGGAATCTTTTTCATATCCACAATGAGTTTGTGCTCGCCTTCGCCGGGTACAGTCGTACGACTGATTTCTGCGTACGGAAACTTGGCTACGAGCGCAGCTTCGAGTTCTCGCATGTAAGGAGTATCTGGCGAAATCAGGTTACGGTCAAAAGGGGTTTCTTCTTTGATGCGCATACGACGGTACCGCTGCTGAACGATCTTGGCGTACGGAACTAAACCATCCAGAGCAATAAGGACTTTCTTGGCTTTGCATACGTGTTCCAAAAGGTAAGCGAATGCTTCGATAATAGACTCAATCGGCTTATCTTCTTTGAGATACCGATGAATCAGGCAATTGAAATCTACACCTAAAACGTCAACTTCGAGTGGAAGTCCACGTTTTACGCTGTCAGTAATGCCACGATGGGACTTAATCAAACTCGCAAAATAAAAAGGAATACCCATACTATACTTTATACGTCAGATACACGTAAGCTGGTTATAGAGAACTAAACCTTATTGTCCTCAGGAAACACTTGCCGATACACTGGCTCGTTATTTGGACCGATGTTGACTCCCTTGTTGTATTCGTCAACGCTCATCTCAAGGTTTCCTGCAGGTGAGTAATATGCCAATGTTGGCAACAACTCAGGAAATGTAAAATCGTGAGCCTTCAAGCGCTCCTCAATTTCAGCCGGGGTTAACTTTGATTCTGCCCAATCTCCTTTGGGAAGATCGGTCGGTCCGTCTTTTAGGAGAGACGGAAGATCATGATCAAAAGTACGAGGAGCTTCAATCTGTTCATCTTTCTTTCCGCCAATCTTCCCCCCATTGATCCAGAATCCCTGAGCCTCATCTACTGGAACACCATCAATCCGAGATTGGTATGTCTTTTCAACTCCACTTGTGTCTGGCTCATCGCCTTTCAGGTTGAAATAAGTATCAAAATCAGAAAGGGCTTTGCGTTTAGCCTCTTCTAGTTTTGAGTCATTGAGTGCGCGATCTGATTCGTATTCCATTATTCTTTAGTCTATTACGTTCCTTAAAACGGTTCTTGTAGGGATCGAACCTACTACCTTCCGGTGCCAACGGCATACCTAACAGCCAGATGCTCTACCGAGTGAGCTAAAGAACCACTTTTTACTCCGAGTTTATTTGGGCAATTCTAACTCACTCATACCTTATCAATTGAATCTTCATTGCGGGACTGGAAATAGTTGCGCAGATCGTCGCGGAACTCATCGTGGCCAGGATACAGTGTCCAAAGTCCCTGCCAGTCCTTGTGGACATGCGCCAGAACATCAATCTCATTATCGATCATAATTGCCCAGCGGTCACGGTACTTGCGATCGCGCTTCTTTCCGTGCCAGAAGTGATAGATCGTGCCCTTGACATAGCCAATGTTCTTGTGGAGACGCAGTGCACGTTCCTGCCAGTTCAGGACGAGCTGACGGTAATGTGGGTGTACGCCCTTGGGGATTGAGCGCTGAGCCTCGCCAATGAGAGCACAGGCCATATGATGATCGCCCGCACCCAGAATACCGTAATCAAACAGACCACCCATCGTATTCACAGCCTCGCGCGTCGCAGCCCAAGCATACCCAGGATGCCAGTAAATACCGTTACCGTACTCTGCCTCATAGTACTCCGACGGTAGTTCGCAACCCTCATGCTCTGCAGACTTGGATACCATCTTGCCGTAAGGCTCACCATTCTTGTAACAGAAAGCAAACCCCTTGGCAGTCGTCAGAATCTCGTGGTTAGGGCCTAGATCTACTGCATCCTCAAACAACTGAACGACCGGGTGATGCTGGAGCTCGTGAACAGTCTCCTCCATCCAGTCAGGCCGCACGAAATCAATGTCGCCGTCTAGCCAGGCAACATACTCCCAGTTAGGAGGCAGACGAGAAATACCGATATTGATGAGATTCTCCTTATGCCATAGCTCGGAGTCCGTACGTACCTGGATATGACGAGGGTTCTCCGCCTCAGTCACCTCGAACTCGCGGTCGCCATATGCACCCTCTACGACATACAGTTTTGCACCGTACTTCGCCATTCGTGCCTGAAACTCACGAAATAGCTGTGGGCGCTTCTTGTAACGCTCAGGGTTCGTCATCACCGCGACAACATAAAAGTTATCGAGGAGATGATTGTTCATTCGGTTTAAAATTATAGATTCCGGTAGGTGTAAGTAATAAATGTTCACGATCTCTTGGACGACTATCCTGATGGGTCTGGGTGCTCTACTAGTGGTTGGACTTTACGCTTACTCAATTTCATCTCAGATTAAAGTCGCCGATCCCAAGCCCGGATGTTCTTCGTGCCCGAAATCTCAAACTACTGAATAACTTTATGTTCAGTTCCCTTCTGCTTCAAAAAAGCCTGAACATTCGCTAAATCTGCCGCATTCAGTTCAATTTTAGCTTTCTTATTCTTGTCGTCATTCTGCTTCTGCTGAGCAGGAGTTGCCGTGTTAGCTGGTTTAGGTTTATCTGCGATTCCAGGTGGTTTTGTCGGAGCTGGCTTTGGAGTTGGAGGTGGAGCAGGAGCAGGAGCTGGTGCTGGCGCTGGTTTGGGAGTAGATTCGGTCTTAGCTACTACTGTAGCCACTACTGCTGCGGCAACTACCGGAACAATTACGCTGTCGGCGGTAGATTCAGGTGCAAATGTAACTTTAGATTTTACCTTATCAATATCGTTTGCACTATTCGGCAATACACTATCTGCCATTTCCTTTACACTATCTGGAAGTGGTAGCTCATCAATTACTGATTTAGGATCAGATACCATTGAACGTACTGATTTGAGTTTACCAAGCGGATCGTCGCCAATCGCAGCTTTCATGGAATCAGGAATCGGGGCGCGGTTTACGATATTGACTAAGAACGTATTAATAGTTTTGGTCGGAGCATTCATCAAGAGCATAATTCCTCCTAAAATACCCACCATTCCTACGGCAACACCGCCGAGAATGGTGCCGGTATTACTTGACGCAGCAGCTGCAGCGAGTCCTGCTGCAGTTAAGTTAGCTGATGTAGTTGGCGATGACGTTGTAGTTGGAAACGGTGTGAACATAAAAAGAGGAGTTGAAGTTACCGAAAAAAACGTCGGACTTGCTGAAGCTGAAATAGAAAACCACGATACCGATGGAGTAGACGTATTTGTCCCAGTCAAACTGAAAGCCATTGTTCCTGACCAAGAAATACTTGTAGACAGTGTTGCATTAGGAGACCAAGATCCAGTTCCAGTTCCAGTTAGAGTCGTAGTTCCACTTCCAGTTCCAGTTCCAGTTCCTGTTCCTGTTAGAGTCGTAGTTCCAGTTCCGGTTAGAGTCGTAGTTCCAGTTCCGGTTCCAGTTGGTAAAACGGAAAAAGTTACACTTTGACTCGTGGAAGAAGAATAGGAGATGGATGAAGATATTGACTGGGACCAAGTAGGAGAGATGGAAGAAGATACTGATGAAGATACTGATGAAGATACTGATGAAGATACTGATGAAGATACTGATGAAGAAAATGACCCAGATAGAGATCCAGTTATGGAAGCAGTATTTGCAGTAGTTAGAGAAGGTGAAGCGGACGCTGTAGCGCTTATTGACGGAGTAGAAGCCAATGTGGCTGAAAGAGAAAGGCTTTGGCTCTGGCTTAACGTTGAAGATCCTGATCCAGACAGAGTTGCAATTGAAGATGCAGTCATGAACTTGCTAGCAGATATGGAGACGGAAGGTGACGAAGACGGTGTTCTATTAGACGATGTTGAAGGTGATACGGACTGGACTGACGATGATGTAGATGTTCCTGAAGCAGGTAGTGTAGCTACATCAAATCCTATGGACGCAGGTGGAATACACAATTCTAGAGGAGCTGTTGGATCAGAACATGGTAGAGCATAAACTCCCAACTGAATTGCATTTCCATCAGATGGGTTTGTACCACTCACAAAAAAGGTCAGTGAATATGTAACATTTCCCGTAGCATTGAAAGATTGGTATATTCCATCAAACGTTCCTACGGCTCCATCATACCATTGTCCAGTAGACCAAGTTCCTGCAGCCGGAGGAGGCTGGCCGGCTTGATACCATACTTGAAAATTTGTAGGAACGCTTACAGAATTACCGTTCACAACCACGGTTCCGCCAGTTTGCAAATTAGAATTCTGTAAAATTTGGGTAGATGAGTAAGGAATAGCCTTTGTCAAAGTAGGGTTCGTGAACGTCCAGAAACCAGGATCTTGACGAAATGTAAACCCTACCAGCCATGGTGCCGTTGTAGATGTATTAAAACGGTAAGAATACTGCTGATTAACTCCAGTTGTTGGGTATGAAATAGATCCTAAGTAACATGGAGGAAGGACGCCCATAGCTGATGCTGGTGGGTTAGAATCCCAGCAGTAGGTAGCTCCTACCAACCCTACAAAAAAATTGAAGATGCTCCAACGCATTTTGTATTTACACAATTTTTGGTCTCTAGTTCGGGTTTACAGAATATTTACCGAGTAGTAACAAAATGTCAGATACGCCAGTTGTTGCCGCTTCCGTTTCAGTTGAGGCTGCTGCTACTGGTGTAGTAGAAGCGGCTCCGGCACCCGCACCTGCTTCTGCGCCTGCGCCTGCCTCCGGTTCCGTAGATTTCTCGGATCTAACAGCCGTCCTCAAGCTTGCGCTCTCCAAGATCGCGGAGGTCGAGCTACAAGGTGAAATTGCGGTAGATGATAAGATTAAGAAGGTAGCTGAGCTACTCAAGGCGGATATTCGCGCAGCCGATCTGCCTTTATCTATTCGCATGGCCGCAATGGACTGGGTCAACGATGCTCTGCCCCACGTCATTAAGGCTGTAGATCTAGTTAAGGCGGAAGTCAAGAAGGCTGCTCTGGCTGAAGCCGATAAGCTCAAGGATGTTGCGCTGGCTGAAGTCCGCAAGTGCTGCCCGTCATTTTTTACGAAGAAGGTATAAATAAATGGCAGGATGTATGATGGATGCAGGTAAGCGCACGATTCGTCGTCGTGGGTACACTACGAAAAGGGGGGTGCATGTGCGTTCGCGCCGTGTTCGCGATATGGGCGCACCCGGCAAGTGGGCATCAAAACATGGACCCGGCATTGGACCTCTAAAAGAAGGTGAACTCGTCAAGAAAGGTTATACGGTAACCAAATCGAAGACGGCTCGACACACTGCGTTGCGTAAAGCGGTGCGTTCCTACGGCGCCCTGTCTACTTTTCGTAAACTGAATGCGGCGTCCACCTACACGAAACGTACCTCAAAAGGTCGCTCCAAAACGTTCAAGGCGGATCGCAATTGGGTAAAGAAATCCTTTATGTAATATAATAAATGGATCTGATCAGTTCTCTCATATCAGCCTTGCTGTTTGTGGCGTTCGTTCCCGGTGTACTTGTGACTCTACCTTCCAAGTCATCGCCCCGTACTCATATCATTATTGTCCACGCTCTTCTATTTGCCGTAGTCACGAGCCTTGTGATGCGGTACTACTGGATCAATATCAAGGGTTACCTTGAGAAGTTTGGTAACTTTGGAGCCGTGTGCCCGAACGGATTCGTTCAGCAGGGAAATGATTGTGTCCCAACCGGTCATGCGACATACAGTGTTGATTCTGGAAAGGTGCCGCAGCCGTCAGAATCTTCCCCTTAAATAGAATAAATGCAGAAGAAGTCTATTCTACTGCTTGTTGGAATAGCCGCTGCGATATTTGTCTTCGTGAAGTATGTGCTTCCACGCCTTGAAGGGTTTGCGAACCCTGATACGAAAGTAAATCCAAAGTGCCCGAAAGATTACACTCAGTGCCCTTCGGGAGACTGCATTGATTCCCGCGATCCTCACCAGACATGTGGACATGGAACTGACGCATACTAACGTACAAAACGGAATTAGTTTTGGTAAGGTAGAGAGTCTCATTACAGCCTTTAACGACTACAACATGACTGATATGCTTATCGACATGAACGAGCACATGATGTCATCCTGCTGGGGTGACGAGGTGGACGGCTTTATTGAGCCGATCAATACAATTGCCGACACGCAGACCGATACGGTTCAGCTTGTCGTCAACAATCACAAGAAGCTCACGTGGGGTATCCCGCTAGAGCGTGTTATGGAGATTCCTGAGGACGGTGAGTCGCTCATGAAGTACATGGAGTTCTGCTCCAACAAGATGGAGAGTCTCGCGAAGGAGCGGGAGAAGTTTAAGGATATTCCTGAGGCTGTTAAGTACATCGAGCACATTGCGCTGGAGAAGCGTGTGTGGACCAAGAAGCGAAGCGAGTACGCTGAGCATTATCTTGAATCTGATCTCGCGATTGCCCATGAGATGGGAATCAGTGACCTACAGGCTGAGATAGATGCCGCCAAGATGGCGGGTGACTATGAAGGATCTACGAACATGCTTTCGAAGATCGAGTATCTTCGCAAGACGATGGCGCTGTACAAGAAATGGGCTGGAGACAGTAAAAAGCTCGATTGAGCATAAAACTATAAACGGAGTTAGGATGGAAACATCCTCTCCAATTTTTTAATTTACCATCCGGGTGGTTCCTTGTGTTCCGCCTGACGTTCAAGATACCGCGTCTTGACGTTCTGGGGTAAGAAGTGTTTGTTGAGTACAGCTTCTACAACAGACGGGTCGAACTGCTTACACGAAAACACATCTAAGTACATATCATTTGACTCTTCTACAAAATGGGCGGTGATATTTGACGTTTCAATAAGCTGAACAAGTGTGTATCCTTTCTTATTGCCTGTTCCAAACATTACGATTTGTGGCTTGCCGTAGGCGACCATGTCGATACGCTTGACAAGCGTGTGAGTAAACTGTTCAATATTACGGGCACAACGGATGGAGCTGGGAACGCAGTTGGCAGCATCTACGATGAGATGATACCCCCAGCGACTAATCATTGATATGTTCTTGAAGAAGAAAATAATGTGAAAGCCTTATCACTTACGACGAGGCTGGCGATGAGTCTTGCGAGTCTTACGCACCCGATTCTTGCGCTTCTTACCACCCCTACCACGACGAACGGTCGTTGGGGCAAACATTTTTATGTCAGTTTTAGGAGGAAGTGGTGGAACTCGAAAACGCCGAGGAATATGGGATTGGTCTAAAGGTAAACCATATCCACTCATTTGATTTTTATCTCCGAAGAAAGTATATCGACATGTGGTGGATGGCTCTTTACGCTGCTGCGCTTTTCTTCGTGCTGACACCTGGCATTGTTCTGTCCTTACCCCCGGGCGGATCAAAGACGACGGTTGCCCTCACCCACGCTGCAGTGTTTGGCGCAGCTTGGATGCTCACGCACAAGCTGGTGTGGAAGGCGGTCCATTAAACTACACAGATCGAATAAACTCCCACTTCAAATAATCGCAAATCTTTTGCCAGATCGCGTCGTGAGAAATTAGACGGTCTCTAGATTTCAGTAGCGGAAAGTAAACCTTGTACTCATCTAACTCTAGGAGTTCAAAGAACTTATAGAGAATGTATGAATAGGATAAGAAATTTGTTCGGTCGTCAGGACAATAAATCAAAAAAGGAGCTTGAATTTCCTGGAACATGGCTCTTATTTTTTCTTCAATTTCAGGAGTAATTGTAGGGGGAGGGTTACCATTAAGTCTAGAAATAATATGAGTAGCATGTTCATAGTACTTTGATCTATTCAGCTTTTTTAGGATTTCGCGCATATCCTTTTCTGTCAATTCGGCTACGTTCTGAATACGGCGTTTCTTGATTTCCAGAACAACTTCGTTCATGACTTCATTGGGAATTATGGTAGACTCTTTTGCTTGAAACTGGTTCAGAATTTCGTTTAAGTGATTGATCTTCTTGTAAGCGTAATTGTTCCTCTCCTTAGGAGGATCACGAAAACTCGGCTGGTCGGAGACTACAAGCATGTATTCTTCCGACCCGCATAAAGGACATACCAAAATTCCTTCATCTGACGACTCTTCACGAGCAATATTGCACTTGTCGCAATGCTCAGTTACAGCCTTCTTGACTTCTGCGGGTTCGCCAGTATTCAGCTTCATTCGAGCCGCAAACTCGTCGAATAGTTTCTTTTTAGATGGAGCAGCATTTTCAGTCGTATTTTGGTGTAAATATTTAGCAAACGTGTTTTGATCAGTTGGGACTGTACTCTGCTGAACCTTTTCACCCGACCCATAATACTTCAACATAATGTCGGCATTTTTCAAGTAGTAATCAGTCAAAGGATTCGTTTGATCTAATCGTTCACTTAAGTCTTTGATTTCTTCGCGCATCTTGGACGCTTTCAGAATTTCAGGTAGAGATGCTGATTTATCTAGATTATCAAGCTCAGATTTCATAGAGTCTAGTTGAATACGCAATGAATCAATATTTGTGGTTTCGTCACGTATTCCCGTGACAATCGTTTGATGGACAGAATCCAGAGTTCCAGATACAACGTCCGCCTTTTTGGAAGACGTTGTTTCTCGCTGCTTCTTTATTCGGAAGATATTGTCCATCTTATTATGTCCTTCAATTGTCGTTTCCTTAAACTCATTATTTGCGAAAAAACAGAAGCGCTCCTAATGAAACCCATGCGATAATTGTAGGAATGAACGTATCGTTCGCAAACTCTTCAGTGGCTTTCACTTTAGGGCATTTCGATGAGTCTACGACCTTACATTTTGAAGCATCAAAATCAGGAGATAAATCGGGAGTTAGCCAGTTAAATGCTGATCCAGATGTTACGTCGCACTGGTAACATTTACAGGCCGGAGACGATGATGCGGTCATAGAGTTCATTAAGTATACGGGATTCAGACCTCCAATATCTCCCAAAACACCTTCAACCAATCCTGCCTGCTTGTTACTGATGTAATTGAAGCGTGCTTGAATAGATCCGTCGGGAGCAGTACAGGTTCCGCCCGTATTCACCAAATACTGATCGCCCATTTCGCGGGTTCCCACTAACGTATTCACATAAGTGCCTACCGCACCTAAATTTGTGCCTAACTGACTAAACGAACCATCAGTTCCTACACCTAATCCGCCAGGACCACTGGGTTTAGGAACGTTATCCGCATAACTGTATTCTGGTCCCTTTATAGCTTCTTCGGCCGCCGGATCTTTATTTTTAACATCACCCCACAAGGAATTCAACCCGAGGTTCGCCATTGTGTTCTAAATGTGATTTTACTTGGCGCTTATATGTTGGATTCGTCAGAGCGCACGGACGCTGTTTCAGGATAGCTGAAGATGCTAACTCAAAAGAGTACCCGAACTTCTTACACACAAACAGTAAGGCTAAGAATCCCGATCGATTGACTCCACATTGGCAGTGAACGTAAATGTTTCCCGATCCGGGAGTACGTAAAAAGGTATTCATAGTCTGTTCAAATTTTGGATACCATTTCAGGATGTTTTCATCAATACTGTCAAGAGCTTCAAGACACACATAATTATCAGGATACTTTGTGCGAAACCACAGGGGACTATCTTTATCGAAAGCGCAGTTTATGACATGAGTAATATTGTTGGCTCGGACGAATCCTGGATTCAAGTACAGTCCGGGACCAAAAATGATATTTGTATGTATTTTTGCTGCTGGTTCATACTGCCACCCCCTTGTCCGTTTCAATAGCCAAGCCATTACTTCTAGTGTGCGTGAACATTTTAAACGAAAAACAATATTTAAACATTGTGTGAGTTAATTCAATCATAAGCCATGTCCGTGTTCACAACCCTAGTGTACGGCGACGATTCCAGCAAGCCTATCGCCAACTTTACGACCACGTCTCTCAAGGATGCCGCCTATGTCGTCAACGCTTACCTAGACACGCTGGAGAACGTAGATGTGACGAAGGAGTTTGTGAAGAGGCAGTTTGATGCTCCATATTATTTGTGCGATCAGCATCCTCCTCGTGCCGACGGCCGGCATTCGGTTCCCGATGTTAGTTTTACGTACAAGCAGCAGGAAGACTTTACGATGGAATACCGTGTTCATACCACGATTCACGATCACGTTTGCGAATGCCCAATCCATAAGAACCGGTCTTGAATAAATGGAAAACGAATACAGATTGAGCAATTAGGTAAACACTATAAACATTAAGATGCAGAAGTACAGTCCGTACTTCAACTCGACGCACCTGCATTATGCGAGTATCGAGAAGCACGGCAAGGAGATCGCGAGTTCCCGGAATAGGGTTGGCTCCCGATCTCGCGGATGTGGATATTCAAATCAAACAATACACGCTGAACGCGCAGTTGTGAAAAGTCTTGGTGACGTGTCACAACTTCGTGGTTGTATTTTGAAGGTAGTTCGTGTAAACAAACAGAATCAAATTATGAACTCTAAACCTTGCGCTTCATGCGTCAAGTTTCTGGAGAAGTGTATTAAGAAGTACGGGCTACTGAAAGTCATGTACTCCGACTCAAATGAGACTGCTCCCGAGTGTGCCCACCACGTAAGCGATAGCGACAGCGACCCCTGCTAGGATCGCAGCGCCCATATACGATGGAACACCTCCTGATGTGTACGTATTAGGAATATACTGGAGAATCAGCGACCGAGGCGTCGATAACGAAATAATCATGGCGGCTAAAAAGAAACCAAAATAGGTCATGAGATTTTTCATTGCGTACCGCATTGTCGAAAACACATGCTGGTTGCTGTGAAGTACAGCCGCAGGCTTGTGTGGCTGAGCATCCGAAAATCCGTTCGTTAAGAAAGGATCAGTGCCTCCGGTCACAATTGGAGCGAACGTCGTGGACTGAGGAAGTGAAGGATTCTGGACGGGTCCGGATCCCAGTAAATCACTCAAATCAGTTGCGCCTTCCATTTACTTTATTTAAATGAAGGTAATTCGCATTCAGCATCTTCCGCAACGTACTTAATGCATTTGTCTCCATGACGTACAACTCGCCCTTCAATTTCTCCAGCAGGAACTGATAGAGCCTGACGAATCGGAATAGGCCGATGAAACAGCATGATTGTCACACCCATTCCAATTAAGAACGAAAGAAAAGGTACGGCTCTCTCATTACGAAAAATTCCGATGATACGACTTATCATCGTCTTCTATTATTACTGAGAGGCGAGTAAATTGAGCGAGGTTTGTTTGCCGTCGCACGGGACATCTACTGCTTTGAACTTGACACATCCTGATGGGGTATGGAACGGTTTTGTCGAGTTTGGAGTAGGTACACCTTTTTCGTCGCGAGGAGGAGGTGAGAATACCGCGACAATGAGCATACCTACAATTGTACCCACAAACAACCACAGAAGTGATATCATTGTTCTTTTAGACGTTTATAATTTAACTCATCCGCTCAATTGCTACATATCCAGATGTGCTGCCAGAGCAATGAATCGCGGTTATGCGATATATGCGCGAGTTGGTATTATCAATCAAGTGAACAGTGATCATATCTCCTCCCGATGTTAATGTATGATATCGGAACACGAATCAATACAAATCCGACCAAAGTTCGATAAAATGAAAGCTTCAAGAGCTCCAGATGTTGAACCTGTAGTATACTTTGTTTCTTTGATTGGTTTGGGGATTCCGCATAACCAGTCGGGGCGATACGCTTTTCCAATAACTTTACGTCGTTTCGTTTCGATCCACAATGAAGTATCAGATGTCTTATTCACAAAACTTCGTTCTTTTCCAGTAGATTCATTGAACGGGAATCGGGAAATGTCGGGAATTTTAACTACAGGTTCAGCTTTGTATGAATACCATCCAAAGATGAATATGAGTGTTAGAGACAGCGTGGCTGCCACAAATGAGATATCGATCTCCATTACGTTCTTAGTATAAATTTATCGGAGTTATGCTACTTGATGGACAATAATGTATCCAACTCGTATATTATATGATATTCCAGACCCAGATGTGAATAAATTTGCGCTAAACGTAAATGCTGTAGATGCTGAACTTAAGACATTAATTAGACCACCAAAACTCAAGCCTATTGCATTCACATTTGCAACATACTGTGTAGCAACCATTTGGAAACTTTCATTCGAGTAATCGTTTGCAATAATTTGCGAAGTGAAGAAATCTCCTAGGTTTACAGCGTATCCCGGGGAAGCTTCAACATTTAAAAACATAGTGAGACTGTATGTTCCGACTGCCGTAATTGGATAATTTAAATCAACATAAAATGAAGGAGATGTGTCTGTGAGTGTTCCTAATATAGGATTCGTGTAATAATAGTTACCGTATACAGCACTACTATCGGAATATACCGTATAGATAGTAGCTGCGCCCGTTGGACCAGTTTCGCCAGTATCACCAGTATTACCGGGAGGACCAGTGTCACCAGTATTACCTGGAGGCCCAGTATCACCAGTATTACCGGGAGGGCCAGTGTCGCCAGTATTACCGGGAGGACCAGTGTCACCAGTATTACCGGGAGGACCTGTATCGCCAGTATTACCGGGAGGGCCAGTGTCACCAGTATTACCGGGAGGACCAGTGTCACCTGTATATCCTGTGTAGCCAGTGTAGCCTGTAACTCCGGTGTAACCTGTGTATCCTGTATAACCAGTATAGCCAGTAACTCCGGTATAGCCTGTGTATCCT